GTGCATCCGCTAGTTCGTCCTCGTTCAGACGCACGGTGCGCAGCGAGCTATCTAGCTGTTTTTCAAGCTCGGCGACCCTGAATTTAGCTGTGCTGAGCGCGTCCCCTTTGTGTATTAATCTCACTTCGTCCGGCCATGCTATCGCCGTCGCATTCCGCAAATGAATCGATCCATTTGCCTTCGTCATGCTTATATATCCACGGGTTGGCCACATATCTACGCCATCGCGAAAGATCTCTACGTAGTCGCCTACCTCTAGCAGCAACAGAGGCGAACCATGCGCCACTGCCAACGAGCCTGCTCGTTCCGTTTTTGGAGATTCAGATTTCATAATATTTATTCCTTCGTTTTAGATTCGTTCCCGGCTCGCGGCAGAGCTGGGTTGTTAAATTTCCGTAGATTCAAAAACTTTAACCGGCTCGTTTTCAAAACGGTAAACGTACTGCATGGCCGAACCGCGAATGAGCAGTTCGTAACACTGGCAACCGGGGCCGCAAGTCTGTGCGTGTTCCTTGACGCGGAGCACCTTGCTGACGGTGCCGTAAAAGTCGATGGAGTCGCCAGCTACTAGATCCTGAGCTTGTTTTCCGACGAGTTTCATGTGCACTCGGGAAGATGTTTGCGAACGATGTCAGCGCATTCTTTCCATGCTTTGATACGAGCGTAGTAAGCAGCGTCAGCAGCGTCAGCAGCGTAAGCAGCAGCGTAAGCAGCAGCAGCGTAAGCAGCGTAAGCAGCAGCGTCAGCAGCGCTAGCAGCGTCAGCAGCAGCGTAAGCAGCGTAAGCAGCAGCGTAAGCAGCAGCAGCGTAAGCAGCGTCAGCAGCAGCGTAAGCAGCGCTAGCAGCGTAAGCAGCGCTAGCAGCGTAAGCAGCGCCAGCGTCAGCGACTTTTCTAGCACTTTTCACGTCTTCAATCGAAACTTCTCCGCGTGTCCATGCTTCCACTGTTTCGATGCACCTCAAAACACGTTCGTCTTTCGTGTACTTGAGCGCCGTGCGAGCGCATTGGCAGGCCACGAATACGAGTTTCTTTCGATCTACGCCGCGCTTTGCAGCCAGCCAAAGCATCCAGTCGCCTCGCTCGCACTTAGCCCAAGCGTCGGGAAGCGTTTCGATTTTTTTTTCTTCTACCCACGCGATAGATTCGCGGCAAGCATTCAGATCAATGAGTATTGATTTCATAGGGATGAATCACGAATACGCTGGTCGGCGTACTTTGCAAGAAAAAACTTGCGATATTTTTAAAAAAGGCTTTCGCTGGCGTCGTTTCATAGGGTTTGAAATAAGGGGAAGCCCGGTTTGCCGCCTCGCGACATCCGGGCTTTTTCGTGTCTGCGCTTGACAATACGCCGCAAAGCGTATTCGGTGCCGGTCTATGACCGGCCGATAACCAAACTTGAGCTATGAATCAACCAACCAAAGAACAAATCGACGCGTGCGTGAACACGCTTTCTGACATCGTAGAAACATGCACCGACTGCGGAATTTCTTACCCCAGCGTAGAAATAGCAGACCTGCGCACGATCCTCGCCGCGCTCGAATCCGCGCAGGCTGAAGTTACCGCACTCGAAAAGCAAGTTGACGAGCTTCAAACCGAATTGTCGAAATGGCCAACATGAAACCTAAAGGCAAAATAACCGCGTGCGTCGATGCAGCTATCCGCGCACTGGCCGCACTAGGACTCAATCAAAGCGAAATTGGGCGCATTATCGGCTTTACCCCTTCCGCCGTATCGTATCACCTGGCGAATCGGCGGAAATCGCCGCTGCTCGGCGTGGAAACAGCGGCCAGCGTCGAGATTCTTCGCCGTGCGCATGAGATGGCCGTTCGTCGGCTCGCGGAGGATCAGCTTTTCGTCGAAGATTGCGTAAAAAGTGCGATGGACGCAAAAAAGCAATGAGCACGAAACGCCGTGGTGTATGGTGCTCGAAAGGCAAAGGCCCGAACGGGCGTAATCTCTGCTATTGCGGATGTGGGCGCGAAGTCCCGAAAGGATGCCGCACGACGTTCTCGGCAAAGTGCTATTCTGATTGGGCTGCTAAATATGATCCAGCGACACAGCGTCGATTCGTGGAAGAACGCGACAAAGGCATCTGCGCGATATGTGGAGTCGATACGGCGAAACGGGCTAGAGAGGCGTCGGAATATAAGCATGTTATCTCATGGCTGGCGCGTCGTGAGGCTACCGACTTGTTTGACGCTGGTAAGCTGCAAATCTTTTCCGGCTTTACGGAATCGCAAAAGCGGTACTCTGCTGCGCGGGTGCTCGATAACGAGCGTGTTCACAATTACGACATCGATCTTTGGTCGGAGCACTGGATTTCTGAGGAGATGAAGCGGCGCTTCGGAGAAACACGCGCTCACGATGGCCACACGTGGGAAGCCGACCACATCATTCCAGTGATCGAAGGCGGGGGCGAATGCGGGCTGGATAACTATCGGCCGCTCTGCCTTCAGTGCCACAGAAAAGAAACTGCCGCACTGGCAAAACGCAGAGCTGAAAAAAGAAAACAGTCCAAGCAGGAGATGCTTATTTTAGAGTAATCGCAAAAAAGGTCTTGCAATCTATGCAAAAATAAATCTCTCTTCGCATCGTTTTAGGGGCGAATCCGAAAAACGACAGTTCAATTTCCCTGTGGGGTAACACCCGCTCCGAAAACCCGGTTCAAGGATTCGCCCCTTGACCGGGTTTTTTAGTGCCCATTTAAACTAAACGTGGCAGTCGTTACCACAGAAAGGACGACCTTGAGAAATGCGATTTTGAAAAAATCCTACGGGTTGTGTTAGCGAGGTTTCACGCCCGATAGGTCAGAGAACGAAGCGATGGACCGTAAGGGCAGAGCAAAATCGAATAACTCACGCAGAGCACACTGGGCGTAAAACCCCAGAAACCTCGCTCGGCCCGAAGGGCAGATTGAGATAAACAGAAACCTTAGAACAAAACCCTATGAAACATACGAACGACGAAATCATTGCGATGCTCTACGATGCACGCGAACTGGTTTCAAAACAGCTTCACGGTGACGAGGAGCTTTTGCATGGAGAACTTGAACAGATACAGAAAGCCATAGTTGACGCCCGCGCCGCGCTCGACGCAGTTCAGTCTGAGAATGCTGTGCTTTGGAAGTGGGCCAATGCTTATTTTACCGAGATCGTTAATGAAGGAATTTGCTATGACGAGCAACGCGAGATTTTAGATTTGCTCACCAAGCGTGCAATCATAGACGAGAATCAAGATATTGCCAAGGAGCGGGAAATTATGCGGGCCGTTCGTGAAGCAAAAGAAAACCAATAAATTTAACGGGGATTCCGGGTTAAAGCCGGATGGGAGGGAACGCCCATGAGAGTAGTAAAAACCTCACGCTAGAGCAGAGCTAGCATCCTCGACCAATTAACTATGAAACCTAAAATTAGCCAAAGAGATAGTTCCGACGAAGAGATAAACGCCGCCGTTGCTGAATACGTTGCAGGATTTAAGCAGCAAGTTGTTTTCGGCTGGGGGAAGCAGCCTGTTTGGACGGATAACGGAAAACTTCTATCAGTCACTAATTTTACAAGTGAGGGCGATGGGTATTGCGATCAATGGAAACCAAACTACGTAGATGACGCCAATGCGGTATTTCAGCTTTTAGACTCCAGAGAGTGGACTATTACAAAAGACAAAAACCCGCGAACGTTTGAATGGCAATATAACGTGTTTTGCACTCAGCCGCTGGCAATCGGGATCGCCCCAACTTTTCAACTAGCAGCGTGCTTCGCTCTGCTAAAGCTTAACGGCGTAACCGTAACGGACTAACATGAACGCAGACAAGAAATACCAAACAGCATCCGAAGCGGCGTGGAAACGCATGAAAGACGCTAAGGAATCAGCGTTAAAGCAATTCTATGACGACATGGAGGCCGCATGGAACGAATACCAGCAAGACACCACGACATATCCACAGGCAGAAATCCCAGAAAACCAGAGATAACCATGCACACCCCAACCGAAGAACAACCAGATCCGCCGTCAAAGCTTACATTTCGCGAAGAGCTAGTTATCGAATGCACGCGAAAGGCGCACGAGCTGAACCGCAAGCTAACTTCACTTGAAATCGTCGATGCAGCTTGTTCGATTCATGAAAAGCTCAAGTTTGACTTCACGCCCGCGCAGCCAGCCGAGAAGAAAAAGCGCAAGATCGAGATGGCTGACGAGGATTGGATTTGCTCGCTTGAGGCGGATCCGACGTACCGAGGTCTGGACGTTCGCCGCGAAATCGGCAAGTGCCAGGCATGGGCCAACACCCGGCCTGGCGTCCTCGTAACACGTCGGCGCGTAATCGCGTGGCTAAACAAGGCAGAGCGGCCGATTGGCTACGACGGCACGGGCCAAAGCTCAATTGGCCGTAAACCGCAAGCAATCGGCATCCCTGAGCCTTCCGGCTGGCTTATGTGGCTGGCCGAGAATCGACCCGATTGCGTTTACTGCGACGGCAGGCCGTGGGCTACCATTGATCCTGTAGGGCAAAAGTATATTATCGACCAGATGAAAACCCAATGAAAACATACGAACAGTCCCTAAAACTCGCTCTAAAGCGCGCAAAAGCTCAGGCGCTTCGCGTTCGATGGTTCTAAAAGGGCCAACACCCCAAACTGTCAAGTAATCGTTCACATTACAGTAACGTAACTTTCCCATGCCTGTCGCAACTCCTCACCTTTGCGGTCGGTATCTTACGCAAAGCAATGTGGACTTCAGGCAGGGTCCTTCATTTAGCTTGACTTTTCAGCCTAAAAAGGAGCAAAAATCGGATAATACCAATGGCCAAGACAACCCAACCCATCGAAGCTGTTTTCCCTGATATTCTCTCTCGAATCTCAGCCGGTGAACTGCTTACGGACATTTGCGACGACGTTGGATTCACAAGAGCTTGGTTTTACAAGTGGTTAAATGAGGACGAGGCGAGAGTTTACGCATACGCACGCGCACGCGATATACAGCAAGAGTCGTGGGCCGATGACATCGTAAAGATTTCAGAGGACAGCTTGCACGACACGAAAGAACGTGAAGACGGAAGCGAAACGATGGACGGCGAATGGGTTGCTCGTTGCAAGCTTCGCGTCGACACAAAGAAATGGCTGATGGCAAAGCTGGCTCCGCGTAGGTACGGCGACAAGCAGGCGGTGGAGCTGAGCGGCAAGGACGGCGGGCCGATCCAGACGACGCAGATAGTGGTGCACCGGGGCAAGGCTCCGAAGAGCGACAAGCCGCAATGATTGACCCCGAGACAGATGAGGACGTGCGCGCACTGCTAATGATCATCAACGACCTAAAGCTAGAACTTGATTTGATGCGAATTAAGCTTAACGAGCTAAAGGTAAAGTATGGCATCAAAGCAGATTGACGTTTACACGGGGTATGAGGCGCGGGCGGCGTTTGACGCTTTCCATGAGCGAAGCCAGAGGTGGGCTTGCTTGGTGGTGCATCGGCGCGGAGGGAAGACGGTTGCCTGCATCAATGACCTTATTGAGCGGGCGCTCATGTGCGAGAGGGAGCAGCCGCGCTTTGCATACGTTGCGCCTTATCGCGTTCAGGCTAAGGCTGTGGCGTGGGACTATCTCAAGCGGTACACAGCGGCTATTCCTGGCGCTAAGGCTAACGAGAGCGAGTTGCGCGTTGACCTGCCGAACGGTGCGAGGGTGACGCTCTACGGCGCGGACAATTACGACGCGCTGCGCGGCATCTACCTTGATGGTGTGATCCTAGACGAATTCGCCGACATGGACGCGCAGGCGTACTACGATGTTATTTATCCGGCGCTGACGGATCGCCAGGGATGGGCGGTGTTCATCGGCACGCCAAAGGGGCGTAACGCGTTCTTCCGAATTTACGACAAAGCGCGCCTAGATCCCGATTTCTACACGATGTTCTTGCCTGCTAGTACAAGCGGAATCTTTTCGCGTGAAGAGTTGGAAGCGGCGCGGCGGGCGATGGGCGACCAATCTTACGCTCGCGAGTATGAGTGCGACTTCAGCGCAGCCATCGACAATTCAATCTACGGTCCGCAGATCAACGCCATGCGAGCGCAGAATCGAATAATCGACTTTGTAGCTTCGCCTGACTCGCCAGCGTTTACGTTTTGGGACATCGGGCAATCGGACTTCACTAGCATATGGCTTGTGCAGTTCATTGGTCGCGACATATGCGTGTTGGATTATTTCTGTCGCTCGCATGAGATGCCATCTTTCTACGTCGCGCAGATAAGCATGTGGGAATCCAAGTTTGGCGTGCGCGTTGCCATGAACTATCTGCCGCATGATGCTGATGCGCTAGGCGCTAGCGGTAAGACGTATCGAACGTACCTCAAGGAAGCCGGGCTAAACAACATCAATGTGGTGTCGCGCACGCCTGATCTGTGGCTTGGTATCAACGAGCTGCGAGCGTTGCTACCCCGGTGCTATATCCACGCGACAAACTGTGGCAAAGGCTGGCAGAGGGCAGAGCGCACGTTCCCAAGCGGGCTCGACTGCCTTGAGTACTACCACAGCAAGGAGCAGGTTCAGGGAGGAGCGATCAATGACAACCCTGTACACGACGAATTCTCACATGGTGCCGACTCGATACGCACGATGGCTGAAGCGTATCGGCTAGGTCTAATCGATGGCACTCCGTTTGCACGTGGCGGGGATAGCGCGCCAAGACGCCCTATACTACGCGGTCCAAATCCGCACAGCTATGTAGGTAGTTCATACTTTACAAATCGAAATCGCGCAGTTATTCGCTAACTCTATAAACTTTAATTAAGGCTAATTTGCATGAAAACGATTTATGACGTTAATCCTGATATTCTTAACGCGATGGTGGACGGATTTAGTTCCACTAGCACGAAGCTCACGGCTGGGAGCGTTCTGTTTGTAAATTCAGCGGGGCAGATTTCGCAGGATAATGCTCACTTCTTCTGGGATGCTACGAATCAGCAGTTGCTAGTCGGCAGCAATGTTCCGATTGCTACGTCGGGCGTGCCGATCCAAGGGCTTGAGAGCAATGCGGCGAGCGTGCAATCTAACGTGCAAAACTCTGCTGCGACGGGGAGCGCATCGTCAGACCATGTATGCACGGCGGACAACGGTACTAATTCGACGAATTACGTCGATATGGGGATAAACTCTTCGGGATATAACGACGCTGCTTACACGTCAGGCGGAGCGGATGATTCATATTTGCAGGCCGTAGGCGGTCATTTAACGATCATCACGGCGACGGCGACTAAGGCCATAAAGTTTTTCACGGGCGGCACGCTGCTGGCGAACTTGCGGGCTACGCTGTCTGACACGTTCTTAACGCTGGCTACGGGCGTTGGTCTTGTTGTACCAGGGCAGACCAAGTTCGGTGCGAGTGTGCGCTACAACTTTGGCAGCGTGATTACTACCTCAGGCGCGACGTTGACTCTTACGGGCGCGCAGATGGCTGCCGGAACAGTGTTCCAGGAAACCGGTACGACTGCCGCAACTTTCACGCTCGATACCGGAACGGCGCTTTCTACTGCAATTCCCGGAGTTGCTGTTGGTGACACCATTGAGTTTATGGTAAGCAACGCTTCGAGTTTAGCTGTCACGATGGCGGGCGCTACTGGAACAACGCTGGCCAACGTAATGGTCATTCCCACGCTGACATCTCGCATTTTCTGGGCAGTCAACACAGGCGCTAACACTTGGACAATCTACTAAACAAAGGATAATTTATGCCATTTACCGCATCGAAGCGACAATGTTCAGACTCACCTTACGCCGTACTTGTTGCGGTGACGCCTGATGACACTGATTTGGCGGGTGGTGTGTGCCGAGGGATTTACGTTGGTGGCACGGGAAACTTGACTATTCTCGATACGGATGGGAATACGGTTCTTCTCACGTCTCCCGCGCTCGGCGTGTTCCATCGCATCCAGGCTCGCCAGATCAAGGCCGCAACGACCGCAACGCTGATCGTAGTCGGGTATTGATTGCCGTGCGTGATGCGTCAACAGCCTACGAACGGATGCGCGAGGAATATCGCGTAAAGCCAGAGGCTGAGGCGTTTGAATGGTACGTTGAGAAGCATCTCGAAAGCGGATTTGTGTTTAGTCGGCCTGACGTGTTCTTAGCCTGTAGGCCGGTTGTTAGCACTGCTGAACAATGGCAGATCAAGGCGTGCGATTACCTTTTCCATTGGGGTGAATGTGATGCGTGGTATGTCTCAATGCTCGCAGGGAATCTCGCTAATGTATGGGACTTCATGCCGTGGTTTCTGCCGTTGATCTGCCTTCAGCGTTCGCATGGTGCGGCTGGTCGCAAGCTTCGATTCTATAGCACGGATCGACTGAAGCAGTTCACAATGTCGCCATTTCTTTTCAACCTTAACGCTGTAGCAACAGCATAATCATATGAGCGTAGGCGGAGCAAGACTTATACCGAAATCCCTAAAGCCAAAAGACATTGCGAATAGTTTCGCGAGTCCGATTGGAAGCGCACCGGCTCAGCTGTTGAAGAACTATGTGAGCGGAAAGGGCTTCACGACTGATGAGAAGGCGGCGGCTAATGCAAAGGCTGATGACGCTGCCGCGGCAGCTGCTGCGTTACCGACATCATCGCCGACAAGTGCGAGCGGGGCTGACGTTCTGCGGGCGCAGATGGACTTAGTTCAGCAGGAAGCCATGAAGAAGAGCATAAAGAAGACGATCTTCGCTGGGGATACTGGCGGATTTTCTCCAGGATCTGCGGCATCGGGTACAAAAGGGAAGACGTTTTAATCGACCCAATTTTACATGAGTACCGACAAATTAGCTGAGGAGCAGATTAAAGCATTCGAGACTGGTGAATCAAAGCGAAAAGCCCGCTTCGATAGCGCATGGCAATCCATAACCAACTACTTCCTATCGAATCGCTCCAACGTAAACACTCAGAAGACGGAGGGAACTACGGGCTGGAGTGATAAGCTGTACGACTCGACGGGCGTGCTTGCGGCTAAGGTTCTGCGGGCTGGGCAGCTTAACTGGCTGACGCCTGCGAATGAACCGTGGGCAGTGTTTGAACCGCCTGAGTTTTTGAAGGCGGAAGGGCGCGAGGATGACTTGGACTCGGCGCGGCAATGGCTAGCGAATGCGTCCGAAGTCGTAATGCGCGAGAAGCAGAAGAGCAATTTCTACGCGAAGGTTTCGACTGATTACATGCAGTGCGGAACAATTGGCACGGGCATCATGTTCTGCGACGAGGGAAAGCGCACGGCGCTCAACTATCGCCAATTTGAACCGTGGCATTGCGACATTGCCGAGAACGACGAGGGTATTGTTGACACGGTGCGGCGTGAGTTTGAATTGACCGTTCGGCAGGCTCGCCAGTGGTTTGGAGAGGATCAGTTGAGTGAGCAGCTCAAGAAGATGAGTGAGAGCGGTAAGAGCGAAGAAAAGAAGTTCAAGTTCATCCATGCCGTGTTCCCGCGTGAGGATAGCAAGCGAATCAAAGGACGCATGACCGGCGACAACAAGCCGATTGCGAGCGTCTACATTGAGCGTGAGACGCGCCATTGCTGCGAGGTGAGCGGCTACGATGAGATGCCCTATTTCGTGAGCCGGTTTGACGAGTGGGGCACTGGTAGCGTCTGGGGATACTCACCGGCATTTGATGCGTTGTGCGATGCTAGGCAGGCGAATTATGTGAAGCAGTACGGGCACGCGCTACACGAGTTGAAGGCTTATCCGCGATTCCTTGAGCCTGACACGATGGAAGGCGACACAGATTTGCGCCCTGGCGGTAGGACAACGGTAAATGCCGATGACATGAAGGCGGGCGTTGTTCCGCGTGAGTGGCTGACGCAAGGCGATGGACGCGACCTTAAGGAAGACTTGGATGAGCTGAAAGACGCCATCAACAAGCATTTTTATGTGAACATGTTCACAATGCTGGAGCAGCTAGCCGATAAGAAGATGACGGCCTACGAGATTGCGCAGCGCATCGGCGAGAAGCTAGAGCAGTTCACGCCGGTTTTCTATCGCCGCATTACGGAGTTCTTGAACCCAATGTTGCTCCGCGACTTTGGCATCCTTTACCGCAAAGGCTTATTCGGTCAGGCTCCGCAAAGTTTGATGGTGCAAAACCCAGATGGCACGCAGTCGATTGCGATGCCGTCCATATCGATCACGAGCCGAATCTCACTTGCGCTAAAGGCGCTACAGAATGCCGGTTTCAATAATACGATGGAAGGGCTTGGGCAGCTTGCTCAGGCGCGTCCTGACATCCTAGATAATTTCGACCTAGACGAAGGCGCTCGCAAGTACGCGCTCAATAACGGCGTTGATTCGAAACTTCTCATGCCGATCAAGAAACGTGATCAAATCCGCGCTCAGCGTCAGGCTCAACAGGAGAAACAGAACGCCATGATGCAAGCTGAACAGATGAGCAAGGCCGCGAAGAACTTGGGAGGCGCACCGCAACAGGTGCAGGATCAGGCCATGCAAGCGGCTGGTGGTTAATCATTGACTTGATGTAAAAAGATAGTCAGAGCTGAGGAACCATCATGAGTGAGACCCCGGAAGTTTCCGAAGACATCGGAAAATCTAAGCGGCTAAATAAGGCGTTCCTGTCGGTATTTGGTGCGCCTAATCACCGCAGCGTAGATCAACAGCTTGTCTTTGACGAGCTTGAGGCGTTCAGCGGATTCGAGAACCCTGCGTTCGGCGGATCGCTTAACCCGCTCTTTGACTCTCACCTTGCCGCCAAACTGGACGGTGGCCGTGCGCTCTTTATCGCTATTAGGAAACGAATCAAAAAGGGACTTGATAGCCCAGATACGAAACCGAAACGTAAGACAATAAAGGAATAGTAAAAATGTCAGCGAACGAAACTCCAGTCAAGCCCTCCTACGAGCTGCTTGAAGATGGATCAGTGATTCAGAATATCAAAGGCAAGCCGGTAAAGCGCGCCTTTTATGACGAAGAGAAGGGGCACCTCGAATATCAAGACGAAGAAGCCCGCCTTAAACATGCAGCAAAGATTTGCCGAGTGATTGAGTTTGACGACGAAGGAACGGCAGCAAGCGGCAACAAGATCGTGAGCATGTCGATCAAGGGCCGTCCCGAAGATGTAATCTCGCCCAAAGAGCCGACATGCCCTAAGCCGACGATGCAGCTAGGCGATAAGACGAAAGTAGTCGTTGACTGGTATTTCAAGTGGCGTCCGCAAGAGGCTTACGTGCGCTACGGAGTTTCGCTCGATAAGAACGGCGAGCCTATTCGCGTTCACGGAAGGCGCATCGACAAGGTAATGAAGCGCGACAGTAACGACCTCGTAGTTCTTGAGGATCACGTTTACGAGAAAGAGGACGGCATTCTCGCCACTCGCTCAACGCATCTCACCTTCACCCGTTATGAGGTTGTCGGCGCGAATGAGCCCGGAGACGAACTCAGCGACTATTCAAGCTAACACACAAAACCCATGATTTCTATAACTAAAGAATACGAATCAATCGACTCTCGTAAAAGTGGAGTTACGACTATTTTTACAGTGGTTAAGATTTTTAACGTAACGGTGTTACGCTATGAATCTATTTACATGCAAGGACCCCAGTTTGGAATACCATCGAAACTAAGATAACCCATGAGTGAAATTTCAACATCTACTCCTCCCGCCGCAGCATCGACCGACGCACTTGAAAATGGTGGCGCTTCGCAAAGTTCGACTGCTACGGCGGGTTCTACTTCAACGCAGACCAGTTCAACAGCTACGGGTCAAAGTCAACAAACTAGCGCAGTCGCCGAACCTTGGTTCAAAAGCTGGATCAAAGACGATGGCTCGGTTGACGCCAAGGCATACGAGCGTTTGCCCGATGACCTGAAGCATCTCGCACCATCACTCGCCAACGCCAAGAACGTCGATGAGATCATGCGCAAGATGGCAAACCTTAACACGCTTGCCGGCAAGAAGGGGCTTGCTGCGTTGCCCGCTGATGCCCCGCCCGATGCGATTAAGGCCCGCAACGAACTGATGCGACAGATTAACGGCGTGCCAGAGAAAGCGGCTGATTATGGCATTGTACGGCCTGAGACGGTGCCAGCCGAGCAATGGAATCAAGCATACCTTGATTCTGCGCTTGGCATCATGCACAAGTTCAATACGCCGCCGGCGATGGTGAAAGAACTCGTCGCGCTCAACATGCAGACCAGTCAAGTCCAACAGCAGCAAGAGGCAGAATATGAAAAGAACTTCTACGCAACCCAGCAAAAAGAAATCCAAGCACAGCTCTCGAAAGACGGCGTACAGTACGACAAAGCCCTTGATCTTGCGGAGCGTACCGCTCGCACGTTTGGAATCGACCCTCAAAACGATGCGGTGTTTAAGAACTCTAAAGTCTTCTTGATGCTTAGTCGGGCTGGCGTGGCGCTTGGCGAGCCGCGGCTTGTGACCGGCGAAACGTCGGGAAACGGTGGCGGTCCCGATGACGGCGCACGCGCTCAAGACGTCATCCATAACAAGGCGAATCCCGAGAATTCGGCCTACTGGAATGCCGAGCATCCAAACAACAAGGCAGTAAAGGCCAAGGTGCTCCAATGGCAGGCTGAGTCTGCACGCAAGGCGCAGGCTACGCGGCAAGCGGCGGGAGGCACACGTCGATGATCAAACCATTACGCGACGTTATCTTCGTTACGCCGATTGCTCGTGAAGACAAGATAGGCGGAATCTACATCACCGACTCAACCAAATCGACTCGCAATCAGGTATTCGTGAAGGCGCGAGTCGTGGCCGCTGGGCCGAAAGTTGAGCTGGCGACTGTCGGCAAGACGGTCCTACTAAGCGAGTACTGGGATGACACTAAGCAGCAAATGGATGGGATAGAGGTTTGGCATGGACGAGAGCGCGACATAGTTGGGATAATTACGTAAGTCCATACCGTTTTCTACTTACAAACTTGACATTATGATCTAGGCGGATACTCCCGACCTAGATCATTTAATTTTAACACCTCAAAATCATGCCTTCCGCCACCACGACTATTTTCAATCAGAACGCTAACGCAATCGCGCAGTTTCACGGTGGCCCTGGCCGCGTGTACTACGCCCCGACCTACGCCGCTACTATGGCGCTGGATTTGGCGAATAATGCCTACGCATTTATCAATGGCCTAAATTCCACATCGGCTACTTCGACCATTACCGCTACGACTGGCGGCGTTCTTGGGCAAGAGGCCGCAGTTATGATCAAGGACACTGGTGGCGTGACGGTAACGCTAAGCACGAATTTTAAGGTTTCTGCGACCGTGAATCCCACGACCGGCAAGACCATCACTGTTTTCTTCATGTCGAACGGCAGTTCGTGGATAGAAACGGGGCGCAGTACGGCCATCACGCATTGACCGACTTTCCGGCGTCGCGCAAACGCTGATTCGCTAACATATACTCCTGCCCACTGGCTTCAAGCTGGTGGGCTTTTCGTTTGTTTATCTCTGGGCAAGATGTAGGAATACGGGCACAAGCTCACCAACCTAATGATGAGCGTGAGGTCGTTCAACTCTGTTCAAGAGAGATGAGGTATCCGGTACTTGTGCAGGTCGTCGCCACGGTAATCTCCATTAAGGCTGCTGCACGGCTCACTGGTGATAGCGCTGTTGAGCTGTGCGTTTTCTCTTCGACTTTGCCCGGCGATCCTTCGTGTTACCATTACACCACAAGACGCACAAACTTGGCGGGGCTCGAACCCACAACTCCGGGAATAGTTTTGATTAGCTCAACAGCGGCATCACGCAAAGTAATATTAAGCCTAGATGGTGGGTGATGGCATTGTTGAGCGCGTGACTAGCTTCGGTCCATTCCTCGGAATCTGCCGGAATAGACTGCTTGCATCGTCGGGTTCCAACCGACCGGTACCTCAGTTACGGGAATTACATCCACCTCTTTCGAGGCCGGGCCTAACCGTATTACTACGGAAAGTTGCACATCACGCTCAACAATGCCATCGACCTTGCCGCGTGGCGGTCTAGGCACCGTATTGAATCTGTCACCGGGCTGTTTAGGCTCCGTTCGTTTCTTCACGTCGTTCCGACTTGGGCAAAGAAAAACTCCGGGCTAGCAGGCACCGGAGCTTTACTGACATCTGAAAGTTTTCCTATGCGCTGCTAGACGCTTCTAACGTTCGCGAAACAGAATCATGTTTCGTCGCGTGTCAACAATTTAGTTTGACTTTAGCCAAGACTAATTCTGTTAGTCGTTACGAGGTAAGTTAGGATACCCCGAGCAATCGGCCCCGGTAACTCCCTCAGAATTACTGTTCTGAGTGCCAAACCGCATAGCGGACATCTGGAGTCTCAGGCGCGATAGATCACGTTAGACAAATTTTACTAACATGCCTGGAATCTTCAGTTTGCCTCCCCATTACGAGACCGCCTTTGATGACAATTGGCGCGAAATCATGGCCCAACAGCGGAAACACCGCCTTGCTGGCCTTTATCAGGTCGATACGAACATCCCCGGAAATCAGAAACGCTACGACCAGGTTGGCGCGCAGTCCTACGCGATGCGCCAAAAGACCGCTCGTGCGCAGAAAACTGAGCCTTCCGATATTCCGTCGTTCAGCCGCTGGGTTCGCCCGCGTCCCTACGACAAGACAACTTGGATTGACGAGCATGATCATATCATGCTTGGCACTCTCCCCGATCCGCAGGGCATCACGGTCAAGAACCACGGCATCGCAGTTGACCGCCTCAAAGATCAGATCCTCATCAATGCCGCTCTCGGCACAAATTACACGGGTGCCAGTGGCACTACTGCCACCGCGCTGCCTGCCGCTCAGCAGATCGCCGTAAACTACGGCGGCGGTGCTAACACGGGTCTCACGCTCGCGAAGCTGACCAATGCCTCATATCTGCTCGATGCGAAGGACGTTGATGAAATGGACCGCGTATTTGTTTACGCTGCCAAGGAACTCAACAACCTCCTGACCAACGTCGATCAGGTCAACAACACGCTCTATAACGAGGTTCGCGCCTTGTACAAGGGCCGCGTCGAAGAGTTCATGGGCTTCAAGTTCATCCGCACTCAGCTCCTCCCGATTGTTACCAACGTCCGCACCTGCTTTGCCTACCAGAAAGAGTTCCTCTTGCTGGGCCTTGGCGAAGATCAGAAGACGCACATCGACATCTTGCCTGACCAGTCGCACGCCATTCAGGTGCGCACGGTTATTCTCCTCGACGCAACCCGTCTTGAAGAGGAAGGCGTTGTTTCAATCGCTTGTGATGAAAGTGTGTGACGAACAAACTTTATACTTGATCTAAGTCGCAAGTGCCTCCTAATAGGGGCATGGTTAAAAACAAAAAATACTGGAGTGAATACATGCGGAATTATATCGCAACTAATGACAGGTATTTCCTGCTCAATAAGTTGTCTAAAATCCGCAGACGATGCTACAATCCAAATGACGAATGCTATCATACATACGGAGGAAGAGGAATCAAAGTCCATCAAGGATGGCTTGAGAATCAAGACTCGTTTGTTGAGTGGGCTTTGCAAAATGGGTTCGACCGCAAACTGCAAATTGATCGAATTGACACAAATGGGCCTTACTCGCCTGAAAACTGTCGGTTTGTTACTAGCCAAGAAAATAACCGAAACCGAAGGAACAATAAACTCGATGTTCAAAAGGTCGTGGAAATTAGAAGGCTTGCAGTGGAAGGTTTTAGCGACGCAAAAATTGCTCCTATGTTCGGCGTGGATAGGGCTTTGATCTATCGTATAAGGAAGAATCAACAATGGAAAATTTAAAATAATTAAGGACAATCAACAATGGCTAATCAATACACAGATATCGCAACGAATCAGCAGGACGGTTTGAACTTCCCTGGCGGCGGTCCCACGACCCAGCCGGGCACGTTTAACTCCGCTCCTTTCGAGCTTGGTAATAGCACGGTAATTACTGCCGTCTATACCATCAAAGGTACGGAGGCTTCTGGTGATAAACTCTACATTGCTCGCGTCTCAACGGGCGTTATCGTCGATCCCCAGAGCACGGTTTCCAATAACGGTGCGGCAACGACCGCGTTCAACTTCACGGTTGGCGATACCGACACTGTTGGCGGGACTGTTTCCGCTGATGCCTCTCGGTACAGCGCCAACTTGGAAATCCACGCGGCGACTACTACGGTCCCGACGCCTTTCACTGGTGGCACGGTGCTCAACGCACCAGCTGAAGTAACTGACGAAAGCACTTGGATCGTGGCAACGCTCGGCACTACCACGACCCCGACCACCGGCGGCAAGATCGTGTTCCGCATCCGCCTGAATGCTTCCCGGTAATTTAGGTTAGGTTTCACATCATGGGTTAGCCGGTAGCATTACAGTGTGCTACCGGCTTTTTCTTTACTTCAGAACAAAATTTAGCTAACTCGAATTTATGCCTTCAAGCCTTGGACAACTGGAGATTTGCAACCTAGCACTAAGCCGGGTGGGCGCACGGGCAATCAGTTCACTTACAGACTTAACAAATACTAGTTCGATTGCATGTAACACTAGTTATATGTCGGTACTAACCGAGGTGAGCAGGGCGCACCCGTGGTCCTGCCTTCTGCGCGCTACTGTGTTGACTGCAACTCCCCAGACGCCGATCAACCCATCGGTTACGGTAACATCTACGAACTGGGCTCCTTTGACTGCGTATTCTGTAAACGCATACGTGATGTTTTCAGGGTATCTTTACCAGTGTCTAATTGCGAATACGTCATCGGCTAGTTTCATAAATGACCTAACGCTAGGTTACTGGTTCCAGACTGACACCTACAATGCAGACCCATTTTGCGGCTGTAGTGCCGGTCAAGGATTCGCGTCTGGTTGGGCTAGCCAGTTCCCGCTTCCGTCCGATTACCTGCTCCTTGTTGAACTAAATGACAACGAATGCCGCCCGCAGGTTGAGTACGAGATCCAAGGAATCAACCTCTACACGAACGATTCACAGGCGGTCATCAAGTACGTGGCGCTAGACATGGATGCCACGCATTATGACTCGATGTTTGTTGACGCTCTATCGCTTCGTCTTGGGGCGTCGATTGCAACTGATTTAAGGAAGGATGGCGGTACGATGGCGGCTGGACTACTCGCTCTCTATAATAGGGCCCTTGGCGAGGCTAGAACGCAGGATGGAAACGAGCGCAAATGGCGTCGGTATTCTCCGGTTCAGGATTCTAGCTTTGTCTGGTCACGTTACCACTCCACGAACGGCTGACGCACATGGGTAAAAGCATAGACTCACAAGTAAGTTTTTCAGGTGGTGAGTGGAGTCCTCAGATGGACTCGCGGGTGGATCATCCAAAGTACAAGCACTCCTGCCGGTTACTTCACAACATGATACCGCTAAAGAATGGCGGTGCAACGCGGAGGCCGGGGCTTAGGTTCATAGGCCAGCCTCTTACTCCAGTTAGAGAAATCGCATTCCAGTTTTCTCCAACGACATCGTTTGTTTTAGCGTTCTCCGATCACTTCATAACGTTCTACTCAAATAAGCAGCCCGTTACGCTTAGCGTTGCGCCGGCATGGGTTTCTGGTGGTTCTTACGTTGTTAATGACTATGTTAGCGTTTCGAGTATTATTTGGAGATGTATACTTGCAACGTCAGGAACTACATCACCGGGATCAGACCCAACGCACTGGGCTTTTGACAACGTGCTTAGGATCACTAGCCCATACTCATCTACCAATTACACGACATCAATTTATGAGTCTGATGTTTGGACGATCACGCCTTGCCAGATTAACGATGTAACCTACTTGGTAAGCTCTCGTTTTCCGCCCTACGTGCTCACGCGAGTAACCGATACATACTGGACAATAGCACCCGTAAATTTCAATGTTCCTGCGCTACTAGATAGGAACTCGACCGATATTACGCTTTCAGCTAGCGCGGTATCTGGAGCGGGGGTAACCGTTACGGCCTTAGCTCCTGATTGGGTAGCTGGTAAATACTACCACGAGGGGGATATGTTCGTTGAACCGTCAACGCCAGGTCCTATTTACAAAGCTCTTGTCAATTACACGTCGCTTTCAACGTTTGCACTCGATGTTCTACCTGTAGTAAGGTACGGCGTTTACGTAGGCCAGTACAACGTATTCCAAGCGGGACATGTTGGTTCAACTTGGCAGATGGCATACCTGAAAAACGCCACATATATCGACCAAGTTCTTACTGGTAACGGAACCTCTTCCACGCTCAATGTGCTTGGCGCGTATGAGGTTCATACGTTCGGCGTGTGGAGTGCAGACATACTTATTCAGCGGTCCATAAATAATGGCACGTCTTGGGAGACGATCCGAATCCTAACCGGGCGTAGCGATAACAACCCGACGTTTCCGGGTACTGCAATCCAGCAGGCGCTTTACCGTATGGTTGTGCAGAACTGGAGCGCCCCAGTCCCATCGGCTGGAGCAACTACTCCACACGTTACGCTTACCTCTGTTGACTCAATCGTAAAAGGACTTTTCACCATAACCGCATACGTAAGCACGGTACAGGTCACAGCCACGATTATAACGCAACTTGATTCGACTACGGCGACAAAATACTGGTCTGAGGGAGCATGGTCAGCAGTGCGCGGATACCCGCAGGCGATTACCACTTATCAGCAGCGAGTTATTTACGGCGCTTCGGCGTATGAACCGCAACGCATCTGGGGAACTCGCACAAATGACATAGAAAACTTTGATCGTGGAGATAGCACGTTAGCGACTGACTCTTTTGCTTTCGACTTGGCGGCAGTTAGTCGCGGGGCAATCCAGTGGCTTATTTCGCAGAGTGATTTGTTCGCCGGATTTAGCGGAGCTGAGTGGATCATAAATTCAGGTTCTAGCCAAGGTTCGGCAATCACGACTCAGGCGATCAATGCCGTAGAACTTTCCTCGTGGGGAAGCGCACCTGGCGTTCAACCTTACATCGTAGGTAACGCGATTTTCTACACGCAACGACAGGCGCGTTCTATTCAGCAGATGCTATTTTCTATCTACACGAACAAGTACATGTCATCGGACATGACGACTCTTAGTGAGCATCTTTTTACTTACGGAATCGCTCAGATTAGTTACCAACCAAGATTTAAAAATCAGGGGCTTGTCTGGATTGTTACGCGAGACGGAATGTTGCTTTCGATGACGTATAATTTAGAGCAGGAGGTTTTCGGATGGGCTCGCCACACGACCGGAGATGACCAAGGAGACAAGTTTGAGAGCGTCTGTGTAATTCAAGGCGCTGGAATCGAAGACGACCAAGTTTGGTGCGTTGTTAACAGAGGAATTGCAGGACGAACTATTGAGTTGATTGACCCGATTAATTGGGAGGCATCGACATTCAGGGATGCCTACTACGTCGATTGTGGGTGTGATGCAGTTTTGAGTGGTGCTCCGGGATCAACAATCTGGAATCTCTCTTCTCCGTTAGATGGGCGTTACCATGTTGGAACCATAAACGGAAACATAACGTTACCGTTGTCGAATTTGGCATATTTAGATTTGCCATCATCCGTAGCACAGTACGGTGATACCGTTCGCGTTGGACTTCCGATCAACTACGAACTCCAGCCGATGCGCTTGGACACAGACCCGAGGGTAGGAAATACGATGGCGCTAGAAAAGGCACCGTCTGACATTTACTTGAGGTTGCTCAACTCGCTAGGCGGCAACGTGTCGGACGGCGTAAGCGACGTGCCGATTGAGTACCGGGATAATCTAGTGCCGTTAGGCCAAGGCCCGCAGCCGTTCACGGGGCAAAAACGCATTCAGCCGTTCTCCACCTATGCCGACGATCCTGTTTACATCATTAGGGGGAGCGATGCTTTGCCGTTGACGGTATTAGCAATCGTAGTCAAGTACGATTTAGCCGGAAAACCATAACATGATTACCATTAAAGAGCATGACGTAAATGAGTTTTATCCAACGCTTGAGCGTTGGTTGAAAGCGCATAAGTCGGAAGACGTTCCCGAGCGGATCATCGATCGCATCTTTGTTGCCGAGTCTGGTCCGGTGCAGATAGCGAGTCTTTGCCTTTATCTTTGCTCGCATGGTAAAATCGCTGTTCTTGAATGGCTTTGCACGAACCCTAGCGTGTGTTTTTCTAAGGACTTGGTTTTGGCTGTTAAGGCGCTTTATACGACACTGGAAGATGTGGCGCGTGATGCCGGTTGCGTAGTAACAATTGGCTGGATTGAGCCTAACTCAAGCGAGGAGCGAATCGCAAAAAGCATCGGTTATCAGACTTCGGATCAGGGCTTCCATAAACTGTACGCTAAACCACTAGTAACTTAATGCCCGCTATTGCCATCGTAGGTATCGCTTTAACTGTAGCCAGCATGGCGCAGTCGGCGGAAGCTGCGCGTGATGCAAAGCAGCTAGCTAAAAAGACAGGCAATCAGAATCAGGCGGTTGACGAGGCAGCGGCGAAACAGCTTGAGCTAAACCAGACGCAGAACATCCGCAATGAACGTGCTGACAACGCCGTTTACATTTCAAAGCAGCAAGCGACCTATGCGTCATTTGGCGTCTTGTCGTCAGGTTCGCCGCTAGACGTTGAGGCCACGACAGCCGGTAAAATGGAGCAGGCCATACAGCAACGATGGATCGACACGAACGTCGAAGCTAACAACATTCGCCAGCAAGGACAGTACGGGAATCTAGCCGCTCAAGCGCAAGCGAGCGCGATACAGACGCAGAGTAACATCAACATGCTCAAGGGTGGCGCGCAGCTAGCGAGTCAGGCATACGGCGCATATCAGTCAGGCGCTTTTAGTTCATCTAAAGCAGCAGGCCCGGCAACAAGTGACATAGATTGGTAAAACACAATGGCTAACATACCAACTATACCGGGGACGGCACAAGTAAACACTCCTAGCATGGGAGTTAAGCAGAACTTTGCGGCGCTCAACGTCGCGAATGAAGCCAAGATGGCTATGGGCGATGCCATCGGGCAGGTTGGCGCGCAAGTGAGCGCGTTTAGCGAGAAGCTACAGGCTGCGAAAAACTACGGAATTGCTGCCGATGCCTCGCGCCAGATGCAGAAGAAGTGGGGTGAGTTTGTGGATTCGCGCAAGGGGCGCGACGACGAAGAGAATTGGGTTAAGGAATGGCAGGATACGGCGACCAATCTCAAGTCATCGGTTTACGATCAGCACAACCCAGGCCCGCTTCTCAAGAAGCAGCTTGACCAGAATTTCAAGGACTGGGAACTGACGAACACAATCGAGACTAAGACCATCGCCAACAAGAAGGCAATAGGCACGGCTAACCTTCGCGTTGACGAGGCAATCAATGAAGCGGCCAAGACTGGCCATCCTGAGGCCGCAGAGCCACAAATCCGGGCTTTAATCGACGGCAAGGTATCTTCGCGCCTAATCGCTCCGCAACAGGCTAAAAACGAATTGCAGATAGCTTTGAATAAGGTCGATGAGTACGGAGCTAGGAACTACATCACCAGCAATCCAGCCGGAGCCGTAGATTACCTGAAGGAGCCTAAGAACTTCTCTCGACTTGATCCCGATCAACGGGACAGACTTCTGACTGAAGCGCGTGTTAAGATGCATCAGTTTCAAGGCGACAATGCCATGAGCCTAATGGGTGAACAGCCGAATGATGCTATGCTAGATCAGAAAATAGCTACTGGCGAAATTAACGAACGTGGTGCAAAGCAGATCAAAGCCTATCGTGATAAGACGAACTACGATAGCGCACGCGCCAACGTCGGCGAGCTTCGTGGAGATATTTCAGACTATGACCCGTCGAAGGATAAGGACGGAAAGGAATACAACGATTTGAAAGTTTCTATTCGTGCCGTTCCTGACTTCATGGCTTCAAAGCGTGATAAGTTACAAAAACTTCTCGATGACAAAAAGGCCATGAAAGGATCATCGCATGGGGATACGGTGATAAATCGCATGTACACAGAGAAGTTATTTGGCGATCCTACCGCAGACCGTGCAACTTGGAAAAAAGCCAATGACGCTCGCGAAGAACTTCAAAACGACTTTGAGCAATGGCACCAACAGAATCCGGGCGCGTCGAATAAGGAGCAGTACGATTACGTTTGGAATCGCACAAAGACGAATCGTGGTAAATCAATTGTAGGCACTACGGATCAATTCAGCACGCAATAGCATGGATGCACCTACGACCGCCATTAGTTCGCCTGAAGTAAATGCGCCGGCTCCGAAAGAGCTGAAGCCGCTGCGCTACGATCAGGACAAGATGCAAACGATGTTTTCTGGTTCCGACAAGATTGCGTCGGTTCTGGATAAGGACGTGGCATCGCGAATGGAAGAGGCGTTAAGGGATTCGACCGATGCCGATAGCGAACGCAAGTATGTCGCTAATCTTCATTTCCTAGCGGATCGATCCAATCTGACACCGGCTCAGGTTGCCGATAATTATGACTACTACAAAAAGTCGTTTGCCGAGAAAGCATGGGGCAAGGATACGCCGGACGATGGCGCTTTTTATTCTCAGGTTGGTGGCCTGCTCACAAAGGAAAAGGAAGAGCGAGGCATGATGAACGAGATGCAAGCCGACATTTACCAGCACGCATACTCAGGAATGCCGATTGAGGAATACTCAAAAGTAGCCGGCGTTAAACTCCCGATGACGCCCGGTTACAACAAGGACCATCTCGACGTTTATCACGAAGTAGCTAAGAAGATTTACGAGACTGCTCAGCAAGATCAGGCGAGACTAAGTGAACCGATTTCGGTTGTGTCAGAATTATTCAAACAAGGCCAAGGATCATCGCCAGGTGTTCAGCAAGGATTTGGGAAACCATCTACTCGTGAAGTAGCGCCCGCCGCATACGATGTTAATCAACTGCGCGATCACGCCAAGTCACTGCTTTCTGATTTATCTGAGGAAGATCGCCAGAAGGTTTACATGATGGCGATGCGTGGCCTTAAGGCCGACACGAGCAAGAGCGGAAGCGATAAAGGCGCTCTACGTTTAGAGCGCGGAGTGTTTGAGTTGGCTGGAAGTGTAAGCGGCTTACTTCACGAGAATTTCACCTATGCTAGAAGCGATGCCGAGCGTCAGCAGAAAGAAGCTGACTGGGCTTCGACTCAGCAAAAGACGGGGCGTAAGGTTGACCGCGAGTTGAATGGCCTTTTCAGCGGAAAGGTTGATCCGATGTCTTCTACGTCGGCAGTCGGGCGGTTTGCGCTCAACACGGCGCAAGAGATTCCCAAGATTTCAGCGATGTTCAGCGGACCTGGTCTAGCCGTGCTATTTGGTGCAGAGCAAAACAGACTTCAAGGAATGTATGAGGATCGTGGAATCTCGACAGAGAAGGCATCGAATATGGCGGCGGGCGGCGCAGCTGTTTCCACGGCGCTTCAGTTCGTCAATGGGAAGCTCCTCGCGGGCCGAATCCCCGGTATGGATAAGTGGATGGCAGGGCTAGAGTCGAAAGCGGCTAGAATCGCAGCGTATGGCACTGTAGAGGCCACCACGTTGACGGGGTCAAGTGTGGCGATGGCTGAAACGCCAGATATGATTCAAATGCTCACGAGCAGCTTTGACAAGACGATGCCCAAGGTGGCCAAGGATGCGATTTGGCAAAACCTCAAAGGCGTAGCAACGCCAGAAGGCGCAATGCAATTAGCCGTTATGAGCATGATCGGAACGGGCATGGCGCATTTTAAGAGCGAGCCTTTTGGCGAAGCATTCGTTAGCGATGCGAACCGGCTCAAGGCAATGGGCCATACGCCAGAAACGATTGCCGAGGTGCAAGCCGCAAAGACACTTCCTGAAAAGCTCAAGGTTATCGAGGCAAACCAAGACAACCGAACCTTTGGCGCTGAGCAGAAAGCGGCAGTCGAAAAACTAACCTATCGCTATACCGTGTTTGGCGAAGAGGCTGGTTTCTCAAAGAAGCATATTCAGATAGACGAGCCAAACAAAGGCGATGAACGCGGAACGACAGTTGACCCTTTCCAAGTATCAAGAGAAGGCGCTCCGAGTGGAGAAGATCTCCCGCATGGTCAATACGATGTCACCCGCAACGAAGACGGAACATGGACAACGACAAATCGAGCAACTGGCGAAGTAGTCGCGCAGACGAACACGCCCGAGATGGCAGCTAAGGTGCAGGCGGATTCAATGTTTGGGTATGAGACTGGATTAAAGAATGCTACGGCTGAAATGGAGCGCGCTGGATACGGGATGCCAGATGCTACCGAAACCGAAAAGCGTGCAATGCCTGCCGCTTGGGCTAAAGCGGGTGAAACACTTTCTCGCGATCCCGAGGCAGGTGCAAAACTTGCGAAACAACTCAAAGAGAATCCTAATCTTGGCCTTTCCGATGAGCAATCAGCTTTGCTTTTGAGGCATAAGGTAGCGATTGAAAATTCCTTGGCCGACGCCGCCGACGTAGCAATTGACCCTACCGCCACGCCAGAGATGAAGAAAGAGGCTGCGCAGAAAGAGCGAGAGCTTAGCCAGCAACTGCTTGATTTTATGGATGCCGTGCATCGGCGCGGTTCTGAGTGGGGCCGTGAGGGCCGATGGCGTCAGGCGATGGCTAAAGAGGATTACACGCTAATCACTCAGGAAAGACTTTTGCGCACAGCCAAAGGCGGCGCTGAACTCACGCCAGAAGAGAAGACGCAGCTCGTTGCAAGGATAGAGGAGTTGAAAGCAAAAAATGCGGAGCTTGACGCCCACATAGCTAAACTTTCAGAGGTTAAAACGCCAGAGCAAGCGATTGATTCAGCGCTTAGTTCAAGAACTCCTCGTAAATCTGCCCCGCCTAGCGGGAAGGTTAGGGCGTATCTTTCAGAGCAAGCAGATACAGCGCGTTCTAGAATTTCAGCACGCCTAGAGAAAATCATTTCGAAAAGCGTAGTTGAAGGCGATAATACAAGCGGGCTACTTAGCACAGAAAATCTGTCTGATATGGCCGTGGTTGGCGCTGACTATCTAGCGAAAGGCGCTGATTTCGCGGTAGAAATGGTCAAAGAGTTTGGCGAGAAAATAAAGCCGCACCTGGACGCCATTTGGAAAGCCAGCCGTAAGGAATATCAGAACACGATTCGTTCCAACTTTATTGATCGGCTCACTTCTGATCCTGAAAAGAATGGTAAATCTAGGCTAAATAGCGTTGCGAGTGGATTGGCTAGAAGTTTTATCGAGGAAGGCATGAAAGGTCGTGATGCGATTGTTGATGCAGTTCATGCTGAACTAAAGAAAGCCAATCCTGAGATAACCCGCCGTGAGGCACAAGATGCTATTTCTGGATATGGCGAGTTTAAGCCGCTTACGCATGACGAGATTTCGGATCAACTGCGCGATATTAAGGGCCAACTTCAGCAAGTCTCAAAACTTGAAGACTTAGAGGCTGGCGATAGACTTTCAAAGACTGGGGTAGAACGTCGCACACCTAGCGAAGAAGAGGCAAAGTTAGCGGCACAGGTTAAAGGCGTTCAGAAGATGAACGAAAATAAACCGCGCACCTATCAGGCTGAACCCAATACGCCAAAGACAGCGGAAGAGGTTAGAATCGAATCTTTGGACCGACAGATTGAGGCCATTGAAAAACAACTCAAGGATGACGCTCCTTTTACAAAAGGCAAAAAACAGCAGCCAACATCGCCAGAGATTAAGGCGCGTGAAGAGCAGTTAGCTAAGCTCAAAGAAGAGCGGCAAAATGCACGCGATAGATTGCAGCCCAAAGCGGAACATGAGCCGAAGCCTGAACCAAAAACACCGCTTGAAATCGTAAAGGATAGACTCACGAAACAGATTGAAAACCTGTCCAATGAGATCGCTACCCGTAAGCGGATTCTAAAGGAGAAGAAGTCAATTGAACTGGATGAGGAAGCGAAACGCCTAGAGGCACAGCGCGATGAACTCAAAGCACAGCACGAAGAGATTTTCGGGAAAAAAGAACTCACCGACGAGCAACGGTTAAACATCTGGAAAGCTCGCGCCAATGCGCGCATACTCGAACTGCAAGATCGTATCGCAACAGGCGATTATGAAACCGCGCCAAAACGTGCGCCGGTTGCACTCGACGAGGAAGGCCACAAAATCAATTCCGACATTCAGCGGCTAAAGCAGGACTTGGCGATTGATCGCCAAAAAGCGATAGACGATAAAAAGTCACAAGCTCAGAAATTGATGGATAAGGGCTCTCGTTACACACGAGCGGCTGTCCTGAGCGGCTATCATACTCTGGGGAAGCTGTTCGGTTTCTCGATTGCCCGCATTGCCGAAATGCCAGCAAAAGAGGCTCTAGGTGCAATCATTCGACGCACGCCAGGGTTTAGGGCCGTTTCTGAAAAGGCGAATATGGAGTCAGGCGCAGAGTTCACCGGGCTAGGTAAGTTTTATTCTAAGCTCGTCACGCAAGGTATGCGGGAAGGGTGGAAGCAATTGACCACAGGCAAGAGTGACTTGAAGGCAGAGCTTGGAAACCCGATGTATAACAACAAGCAAATGCACTGGGAAGATTACGTCACAGGCAATCTCCATGCGGCTGAAAAGGCTCCTTTGATTACGGCAGATTTTAACCTTCGCCTTGAGAAGCTACTTGCTCACGACATAGCCAACGGAGTCGATGTAACCGATCCTATGGTTCAGGCGGCGCACCGTAAAGAGGCTTTTGAGTATGCGCAGCGGTCCGCCTTACAGGAATCAAACGCGCTATCGAAGAAGATTAACGGCGATCTTGCCCGTCTTGAAAAAGACAATCCGAACGCCCCGCAATGGGACATTTACCGCTATGCTCTGTCGAATTTTATAAAGTCTTTTGTGACTAAAGGGATCGTTAAAACTCCTTTGAATCATATTCGGCAAACTTTAGAGGCAAGCCCGCTTGGCTTAGGCATGGGGCTAGTTGAAAATGTTCGCGCAAACATTCGCGGCGTGGACAAGCTGACAAACGCCGAGGCGAACACGATTGCACGTCTCCTCAAGGTTGGATCGGTTGGAACAGCGATGTTTATTTGGGGCGCAATCGACGCCACTAAAGACGAAAATGATCGTATTTTTGGCGGACTCTATGACCCGTCTGAAAAACGAAGCGAAAAAGACGTCAAGTTTGGACGTATTCGTATAGGCGATCACCAACTTGTTTTGCCTTCTCCCATTCTTATTTCCGCGCAACTAGGCTCCACTTTTATGCGTGTTTCTTCTTCTCATTTAAGTAAGAAAGATAAGACGGATAAAGGCGTAGTAGCAGGAACGATTGCCGCTGTGTTAGCACTTTCTGAATCTGCTCCTATCGTAAATCCGATAAGCCGCATGTCAAAATCCGTACAATACGGCCAAACTGACAGAATAATCTGGGATCAGGTTGCAGCTTTAGTCCCTCAACTCGTGCAAAATATCGCGATTGATTTGGATAGTAAGAAGCGAGCGCCAAAAACATTCGGACAATCAATCGAAATGACTATTCCCAAACTGCGCGAAAATGTACCGCTAACCAAAGCGCAGATAAAAGCGGATCGCGACCCAAACACCTCCTACCGAAAATGAGCAGACCAACAGAAGACGAGCTAGAAGACCCTGCCGAGACAGGGCGGCACGGTTGCCTCTTGCCCGATTGCGACATTGACGAGCCCGACGAACCAAGCGAGGAATCAGACGATGAGTAACGACTATAAAGATAAGACAGTTCTGGTGGTTTCTCACGGCTTATTCGCCCACATCGCGGAGCGTCTAACGCGGGACTTTGGCCGCGTGTTGCTCTACATTCCGTGGAACTCAATGAGCTTCCCGACCGTGAACGTTGGCGAAGTCGGCTATGGAATCCCCGGCGTTGAGCGCGTTGATTCGATTTTTGGCAAGCACCTGAAAGAGTGCGACCTCATAATCTTCACGGATATTTATTTTGCGGCTGAGCAAGTTCACCTTGAGGAACTAGGTTATCGCGTCTGGGGCTCACGCAATGGCGAAGAGCTGGAAATCTACCGCGAGACGTGCAAGGAGGTTATGGCCGATCTCGGCTTGCCACTCAACCGATGGAAGAAAGTCAAGGGCGTGAAGGCGCTTCGCGAATATCTCAAGAGCAATGAAAAGCAGTATGTGAAGTTTGATAAATGGCGGGGTAACTTTGAGACATTTAGAAGCGAGTCCTACGACTTAAGCGAAGTGAAGGTTGATGAAATCGCTTACAATCTCGGCGCTTTCCAGCACATCGCTGAGTTCATTTGCGAAGACGATTTACCCGATTGCGTGGAAATCGGAACGGACCTTTTCACTATAGACGGCGCGCTACCATCTCAAACGCTGCTAGGAATCGAGGTTAAGGATCTCGGGTACTGCGGTGAGTTCAAGAAATGGGGAAGCATCCCCGAGGTGGTTCGCCGTTGGAATGAGGCCATGTCCCCCGTCTTCGCCAAGTACGGCTATCGTGGTTGGTTATCAAATGAGATTCGCATCACGAAGGATTTAGAGCCGTATATGATTGATGCAACCTGTAGGATGCCGTCGCCTCCTGGCGAGCTTTGCAGCGAGTTTTACACGAACTATGCTGACATCCTATGGTACGGCGCTGACGGCGTACTTGTCGATCCTGAGCCAATCGCAAAGTTTGGCATCGAGGTGATAATGAAATCTGACTGGGCTAAAGAGAACTGGCAGCCGATTGATTTTGACGAGAAGTTTGCCAATCAAATCAAGCTCTTCAACCCGATGCTGATTGAGGGAAAACGCTACATCGTTCCGCAGGACGAAGACATGGCCGAGATTGGCGCTATCGTCGGATGGGGCAACACGCTAGAAGAGGCGCAAGAGCATCTCGACGCTGCAATCGAATCGGTTGAAGGCTACGGCATCAAGATACCGAAAGGCTCAATCGAAGACGCCAAAGAGGAGATGCAGAAGTTGGCCGACTTCGGCTTGCCCGTCTTCAGCCTTGAACAATCTGTAAAATCTGAAACAAGCAAATAAGGAACAAAATGAGCTTAAGCAATCAATCTGCGCAAGTTGGCACGTACATTATCGCAAGCCTGCCGGCGACGCTGGCCGTCACGTTCCCTTTTCAGCTCACGACTGATTTGCTCGTTACCGACTCTGGCTCAAGTCCTACGGCGTTATCACCGCCGACGGTTTTGACGCGGAACTCAGACTTCACCGTTACTGGCGGTGGATATGATACGCAGAACAACATGCTGACCGGATCTATTACTATAGTGGGCAGGGGCACGCATGGCGTACAAGTTGGCGACTATATCACGGTTTCGCTTGCAACACCTAAGACACAGCAGACCAGCTTTCTAGCTACTGGTGCGCTAACTGTTCCGATGATTGAGCAAGCACTAGATAAACTTACGAACGTAGATAAAGAGCTTACTCTATCCGACGCAAGCGCACTTCATTTTCCGGTTGGAGATCCGGCCAGTTCGATTCTCACTTCAGATCGTAAAGGTAACGTGCTCGCGTTTGATTCTAACGGTTCCCCTACCTATCTAGTTCCTGCAACAGTTCCATTTGGTTCATTCTTTGCCCAGGCGTCTAGCGTGGCAGCGATGAAGGCATTGGTCTACACATCGTCAACAACTGGGGCACTCATACAGCTTCTAGGATATTACGTCAATGGCGACGGTGGCGGCGGCCAGTTCTACGTTGACAAGGCCGACACGACTACGGCAGACAACGGCGGAACGGTTATCGTCGCAGCCGATGGAACGCGGCTAAAAGCAATTTGGTCTGGTGCTTGTAACGTAAAGCGCTACGGAGCAAAGGGCGATGGCGTAACCGATGACGCGGCGGCGATAAATGCCGCTATATACGATGTTTGCAAATTTACATGGAGAGGGACAACTAGATCCACCGAGCTAGGATCGACTCCGGGTGCTGTTTATTTTCCAGCGGGAAGGTATAGGGTTACGTCGAAGCTGCTTCTTGCTCCAGGGATGAGGCTTTTTGGCGATGGTACTGGTAATTTTTTCACTGAGTTCGGAGCAAACAACTGTTCATCCATTTTTGTCGATTACCCGTCGGCCAATTATACGGATTATGCGCTAGATACCGCCAATTACAACGCATCCGGGACTAGGGTAAGCAACGTGCTTGCACACGGCGACGACAGTTCTAACGCGGTACTCGCATTTTGCGAGCATATAGTTCTGGAAAACCTTCATATCATCGGGACTAAATTATGTTCCGGTCTAAACCTTGCCGGTGTTCCGCTACTTAGAATTAAGAACTGTCGCATAGCTAATTTTGTAACCGGGATTAGGATATCTGCATGTTGGGGCGGTGGAATTAACGATACTTACATCGCTGGATTTACGTTCAGAGGAATTTCGACGTATGCTGATATAAATGGACTTAATTTTAACAATGTATATCTAACCGGAGTGGGAACTAGTGGTAGATATAATCCATCGGTAAACGGGCATGACGCGGGAGAAGCGCCAGCATCGAGTCACTGGACGGTTGCAGATAATAATAGTAAGACATGCGGAATATATTCGTATTATGGATATTTGACGGGCCAGGGGATAATTATTGAGTCTGTAGATGTAGCTATTTCATCTAACTTATCGCACCATCTATTTACTGGAATATACTGCGAAGGAATCAATAATAGATTCCTTCAAACATTTGGATCAGGTTTCGCGCAGAGCCAGTACGAGATAAACGCCTATAGGGTTTCGTCTAACTCGAATATAATTTGGAGCGAACAGTCGCAGACCTATATCCGCAACATGGCTGATTACTACAGCCAAGGAGATTTTAATCATCTTTACGAAGCTGTCTTTAGTGGAAATAATCGCTTGTGCTATCCCATAGTTGATGGATTTACCCATAAGAACTCAGGTGAAAACGCGGGGACCGATGGCAGTTCTTTATTTCAGAAATGCACAGCGATGATGGAGTTTGGCCTGTGGAGCCCAGTCCTTAAGTTTGGAGGAACCGCGTCGTTTACATCGGTAAATGGTGGGTACTTCCAGAAGATAGGGAATGTCGTTACGTGCTTCATTACGATAACAACGAATAATGCTCCTAGCGGAACAGGGGCAGCTACTATTGCCGGTTTACCTTACGTCATATCTAACCAGCAGAATGATGCAGGTGCGGGGTCTCTTAGCTTTGTTTATAACACAGGATCATTAACTAAGGGGGCGCAACTATACGCTAACGCTTACGAAATTAGTGGAGAGATTCAAATAGGGGGAGCAACGCATGCCAACTTTCCTAACACCAACCCTGTAATAGTTGGGGTATTTACCTATACAACATTAAACCCGTAATGAAAACTAACTCACGCGGATTTGTTATCCCCGCTGTTTACTTCGTCGTAGTCGGCGTGCTTCTGCTTAGCGGGTGCAAAACGCCTCAGCTTCGCATATTCCAGTCCAAGGTTCCAGCGCCGATCAGCAAGCCAGCAGCCCAAGTTGAAGGCGAACGGCAAGCGGCTGACTATGTGGCGCGCACCATTACGGCCCCGGCTGAGTCGGTCCCTGTTGCCCAGAAGCTATCCGCCAGCCTTGGCGAGCCAGAGCATAGGATTGAAGCCAAAACACCTGAAAAGGGCAGCAATGAGGCAATCAAGTCCCTTGCTGATGGCCTTAAGGAAAACCAAGGACAGTTGGTTTTACTAAACGAAAGGCTAAGTAAAGTGGACGGCAAGAAAATCGAAGGTACCGGATTTAATATGTTCGGATTTGCCGTTTCGCTTCCGGTCTTAGGATTGATCGCGCTGGCAATCTTCTGCCCGTCGTCCATCGGCGTGATGTGGTGGCTGCTTAAGAAGACAAAGGGTGCGCTCGTGGCGACGATTCAGGGCGTGCAGGACTTCAAGGAATCGAATCCCGACATAGCGGTAAAGCTCAACACTGCCCTTGCTGCTACTCAAGACGCTGCGCACAAGGCCACTATTTCCAGTATTAAGCAGAAATTTAACATCTAGCATCATGCCCCACAACGTTGAAAGCGACTCGCCATTCACAAAAGACAGTTCGCACGGAATAAGCCGGGACGCCATTATATTTCGGCTTCAATCGCTGGATCGCGGTCAATCGAGGACGTTCGATAAGCTGGATGAGATTAGCATCCTGATTGCGCGAATGCCGTCTGGAGTTTGCCCTCAATCAGAATCGTGCGCCGACATGCGCGAGACGGTTGAGCAGATGAAGATAAATCAGGCCAAGCAAGACGGTGCGCTGTTAGGCGGCAAGGCGGTTTTTGTCGCTCTAGGCGCAACGGTAGGCGCTTTGGTTTCTATGGTTGGGACTTATCTGTCGTGGAGGAAGTAAGCGGGTAGAGGCACTGGCGGATCGTTAGAATGGTAGCGGATGTCATTATTTGTTGTGGCGTGAACTTGATTACGCGCCAACCCATGACTGCGGCGGCGTTGAATTTCTCCATGTCTCCGATGATTCCGCTTCCGCGTGAATGCCTGCCATGCGAGAAAATAGCGCCATCGACCTCTAGTCCTAATTTGTACTCAGGCCACGCAAAATCCAGCGACCATCGGCGTGTTGGTGAAAACTTATGCTCAGCTACGGGCTTCGGAAGCCCCATAGAGACGCACAGAGCGGGAAACATGGCGTAGCGATTAGGTTTATTCACGGGACTTCAATTCGTTTATGCGGTTCAGCTTTTCGGTAAACGACTCTTTGAACGCTTCGACTGCGGCGTGGATTTTGGCCTGAATCGATTCGTCGCGTTCGACGCGCACGATCAGCTTCGGGAACTGGCGCGAGTAGCTCATAAACAGCCACCACTTGCGCCTGGTCACGTACATGCTTCCGTGCACCTGCGCTAGATACTGCTTCGGAACTTGTCCGTCGAGCAGGTAGCGGATGTGCGTTTGAGCGAGCGGGCATTTCACCTCTAGCCCGCCATCCTCGCCGATCAGTCCGTCAGGCGAACACCCCATTGACTCGTCATCGGTCGTGATGAACCCAACGCGGTCAACCTTGATGTTCTGCGTGAACGCCAGCCAAGGAATCGCCTCGGCTTCGAGCAAGTTGCCTTGCGTCATGGCGAATGAACCAAGCTGTTCAAGATCGAGCGGCTGGCCGATCAGCTTCTCAGTCACCTTCTCGATGCAGTACGTTTCCGGCCCTTGGCCGGTACGCACTTTCCACTCTGGCGAAATGAGTGAGTCGAGTTCGCTGCATGTCAACTTGCCAGCGCGCAAAAATAACCACTCGCTTGAGCCCTGTTTTACGTTGTGGATTTTCACTTCGCACCTGCCTTCTTTGCGAGCGCCTTGAAAAGCAGTTCGTATTTCGACGACATGATGCCCTCGTAAGAGTCGGCCTGAGCGAAGCGGAGGAACGCGGCTTCGTCGCTGTGGGTGTCGCGCACCATTTCGCGGAGCAATTCGGCCTGATCCCATGAGATAGGAGAGCCTTCGATTGAAGCGTCATCCTCGTTTTGCAGCGCGTCCTGGCGAACTACGATGTTGAGGCAGTTTAGTAGCGCGTTGCGCTTGGCGGTCGTTGCGGCCTTGCAGTCGGCTTGCGTGTCGCTGTCGGCCTTGCCGGATCGCACTGCGAACGAGTTGCTCTGCGCGTGGCCTGCGACGTGGCGCAAGTGGCACGTTTCGAGAATGCGATTCTCTTTGAAGTCCATGGTGAACGACACGCTGAAACCATGCTTCACGAGTAGCGGGCTGACGACGCGCATAACATCCTCGAACTTTTCATACTTCCCGCGATTCGGGATAATCGAGCTTGCGACGATCACGGGCAGCTCGCTCTGCAATGCGCAGAAGGCAGCGTTAAACTGCTTTTCAGAGGCTTTGTCCTCCATGCGCTCGTAAAGGTCCATCATCTTTTCGAGTATGGCTACGTTTTCGTTTGTCACGCCTTTCGCGATGACGGTTTGAAGCATCTGGCCGACCGATGGAACGGGCGCGGCCAACTGCGAGTCATGAACGGCAAGCGGGAGCGGTGTTTGATCTGTTTTCATAGGGAATAGTAAATGGTTTTGGTTATAGCGATTCTGCTTTGTCGTCTGCCCACTTGGCAAACTTTTCGATCTGCTGTTGAATGGTTGCGACTACCGCAAGCGCTTCTGGCGATTTCACTACGGGGATTGCAAGCGAGCGAACCGACGCGGCGAAGGCTTTGACCTTTTCGCGATCTGGCGCACGTGCGGCTTTTTTGCGTGCGGCTTCGGCTGCTTCATGCGCGTCAAATTCTACCTTGGCTTTAGCGGCTGCTTCGGCCTCTAGTTTTTCGCGTGCCTCGCGCTCTTTGCGAATCGCTTCGTCGGCTGCTTTCTTTTCCTGTGCGGCTTTCGCAAGTGCTTCGTCGGCTGCTTTCTTTTCCTGTGCGGCTTTCGCAAGTGCTTCGTCGGCTGCTTTCTTTTCCTGTGCGGCTTTCGCAAGTGCTGCGTCGCGCTCGGCTTTCGCCTTCAGCTCGATGGCTTCACGTTCTGCCTTCGCCTTCGCTTCAGCTTCAGCGGCTAGCTTGCGCTGGCGTTCTGCTTCGATACGGGCCTTTTCTTCAAGAGCTTGCCGTTCTTTGCTTGCCGCAAGCTCGATGGCTTCACGTTCAAGGCGGGCCTTCTCTGCGGCCTGTGCAGCCTTAGCACGTTCTTCCTCCTGTGCCTTAGCCTGTTCAAGTGCTTCCTTCTTCAGCCGCTCGTTTTCTGCTTTGACACGAGCGCGTTCGGCGGCTTCGGCTTGCTCCTTGGCGATACGATCCGCTTCGGCTTTCTTGGCTGCGGCTTCAGACTGTTCTTTGGCTAGTTTAACGCCAGCCAATAGCGCAACAAATGCGGGCTCTGACATGTCACGCACGGCATAAAGCGAAGCGTCATCGACGTAGGGCGATAGAGCGGTTTTGCGTCCTTCTTCTAGTGCGTCCTTTCTTGCCGTCTCGGCACGCTCGGCGGTTTCTTCTGCGTCTAGCAACGCCTTTTCGACGGGGGCGAGATCGGCTTCTAGAATGTTATAGAATCCATCAACGGCCTTGCCGTACGCCAGCGCGGTTGCTTTCTGTGATTTGCGAATTGCCTCGCCAGAGATCCTGACCTTACGAATCGCGAGCCTGCACGCCCGCGCCTTTTTAATCTCTGAGACGCACGTTGCGTCCTTCACAGATTCGGCAACGCCGACTGCTTGTGAAAGGACTGAGCGTGCCTCGGTGAATATCGGGCGGAACGCCTCAACAAGTGGCGTCGTGGATGATACCTCAAGGCCGGTCTTGCCAGCGTACTCAATGAGTTTCGCGTCTTCTTGCGAAACGATTTCTAGTTCTGTGGTTGTGTTTTTCATAGGGAAATTATCGGCAGTAAGGAAGGTTTTTGACGAACTCGGCTTCGTTCCAAAGCGGAATCTCATTATAAAGAGCGAGCTTTATGATTGCTTCGTCTTCGGTTTCGCCCTCGGTTAAGTTTTGATCGCCATTGCAGCCAGTTTCCTTGCAAAAGAAATCGACTGGATTTGTTAGCGTTGGCCACCACTCTTGAAATCCTGCGAACCAACAATGGTCATCACCGTTAGGAAGTGAATGGTAGGTGACGACTCCATATTTTTTTATCCACGCCAAGCGCGGCGAATCCATCTGCACCGATTCAACTGGAAAAAGTTCATCGTTCATTTGATTAATCCCATTGATTTTCTAATAAGGTAAACAGATGACAGAGACAGAACAACAGGCTTTCTGTCTTCGTCGTCTTTTAGATTCTCGCGTTCGTGGTGGGAGCTAGGCAAATCGTTTCCGCTAACGCGCTCGCATTCGGCGCGGTCGTAATCGGGTGCGTCTGGATATGGTGTGTTCATAGGGGATAGATGCAAGCAATACGCTCTCCGGCGTATTTGCAAGCACTATTTTGATTTTGTTTCTGCGACAATATCGCGCAGGATGAACCGGCATCCTAGCGAGATCGGGCGACCCTGGCACCAGTTTTCAATGGTGCGTGGCGAAACACCGCACGCGTCGGCAAGTTCGTGCACGCCGAATCCGCCTTTGTCGCGCAGATCGCGCAGTTGCTTGGCTGAGAATTTAGGTATTTTGGTCATTGGTTTCGGTGGTGGAGTTGGTTGTGTTTGTTTGTTTTCCTGACATGGCATCCCAGAAGTTGCGGTCGATCTGTGCGTTTTCCAGTTCGTCCAGTCGGCGCGAAAAACCCGCGCAAATATAGAACATCGCGCAGAGTGTTGAGATTATTAGGGTCAGTATTATTGTGGTTATCATGTTGGTTATGGTCTAAATCTCATCGGCAGATTTCGCGGGACCACGCTCCATGCGCTTTGCGGCCTTGATAGCGTTCCAGCGTTTTGAAACCGCTTGTCGCGCACCGAACGGGATGTGATTAGGTAAGGACATAAGAATCACTCATGGGTTGCAGGAAGTGATATTCCTTTGTTATACTTTTTGAGCACGGCGCGGGCCGTCGCTATGCACGCATCGTACCCGCATGCAAAGTCTGCCGACTCGTACAGCTCCTTATCCATCTCGTGCGTCTGCTTTTGGCGGGCGATGTCTTCAAGCGCTTCGTCTTTGTGTTTCACCTCCGGCTTCCATTCGAGCACGTCGGCCTTCGGATCGCAGCAGTGGCCAACGAGCGTTTCATAGCCGAACACCACGCGCATGAACGGCGGCGGTGGATCGTCGGTTCCTTCCTTCGCTTGCAGCCATTTCATCAGGGTGTCGATTTCGTTTTGATCTGCTTTTCCAAGTTTCATAAAGAAGTATAACAAGCTACTAGAGCCAATGCCGGGAATTGGTCCGTTATTGTTTGCTGCGCGTGGTGCCCGGCATTGGCTCACCAGCGGCGTTAGCCCCTGAATGCTTCACCGATAGCCATCACGAGGAGAGCTATTGCGATTGCTGCGGTCCACACCACACCAGTTATGTCACCAGCGTCGGCTTGTTCTATCCACCGTCCGATTGATTCGAGTAGTTTTTTCATAAAAAGAAATTTGGCTAACAAGGCACTAGAGCCAACGGCTATGACGCCTCCCGCTTCGGCAGCGTCGAGACCGGCATTGGCTCACCAGCGGCGTTAGGCGTATGACGCGAAATAAGCCGTGCATATCGCTTCAAGAGTTTTTCTGAGTTTGGAAGCTCCGTCCAATGCCAGCCCCGGTACGTCAAGCGTCCACAGTCATCGGTTTCACTCCGCTCTGACGGATGCTTGCGCTTGATTCTGGCCCGCGCCTCACCGATGCAGCACGCCCATTTCGAGAAGAAGTGGCGTCGTGCAGTCGGGGCATACCACACTCGCCTAACCATTGCCTCACAGCGCAACGCCGGGGCTTTGCCTGTTTTGTTGTTCATGGCATTTTCTCCGGCGTGGCTGAAGAGCGGTCGTTAGCCAAGAGAGATTCACACGCTTTCGTGGCGTCTTCGTCGGTCTTGAAAAACAGAGCCTTACCGTTTTGCGATACGTGCATCCACGCCCCGCCTTTGAAGCGTTGCGTTTGCACCCCGAAAACAATGTCGGCCTCTGGCTTCGACATGGATTCCTCGCTGGTATCTAGCCACTGCGAGACTCGATATTTTGGATATTTAATCATAAGAAATTCGGCTAACCATGCGTCCAGAGCCAACGCGCCTGACTGTCCGTTTTCTTGAGTTTCCATGTTATTTTGAGTCTGTTGTTTTCTGGCGCGTCGGCTCATACGCGGAGTTCGGCGAAGAGGCGTCCGGTTCAGCGTCACGCCATTCGCCTTCCCGTAGAGGGGTTCCTGGTTTCGCGAGGTGGATTTCCACAACGCCCATTTTTAGCAGCTCGCGGAGAGTCATCGAGCGGGCCAGTCGCATGACGTGGCCCTCCTTGTTCACGAACGGAATCGCCGAACAAGTCCCCAGTGCCAACGAGCGGGATTTCCGCTTCGATTTCGTCGCAGGTTTGCGTGTCTTTTTTGTGGTCATAGAGTCAGTCCTTTTTCTCCGCTCGCGGCACATCTCCAGCGTTCGCCATCAGAGATTCCAGTGTTTCGCGTGCATCCGCTAGTTCGTCCTCGTTCAGACGCACGGTGCGCAGCGAGCTATCTAGCTGTTTTTCAAGCTCGGCGACCCTGAATTTAGCTGTGCTGA